ATTCTACCTTCTTTTAAATAATGATTCAACACCTGACTCGCTGATATCAGGTATTTTGATTACTGTCAAACTTACATCTTCAGTGACAGGGCCTCCATCGGCCATTTTAGTTTCTGGCTCGCCTTTAAGAATTGCTATAGTTTCATCTGCAGATTTACCTGCACCTTTTAAAGCCAAAGCCTGTTCAATAGCTGCAATGGCTTCTGCTTTTCTTTGTAAGTTTGTGTCATTACCAATAAGTTCTGATAACTTTTCTGGTATACCAGGATACTTAGCTCTAAGAACTGCCGGTGTCATTTGTTCTAGAGGTAAATTAACTAATTGATTATAATCGTCTGGCACAACCTCTCCTAAAGATTTTTTGTAATACGCATCAGATCTTGGTCCACCATATTTTTGCATTGATGCTAACTCATCTGCTTCATCAGGAGTAAATAATCTTGAGTCACCAGACATCTCAGCTTCTTCAGCTTTCTTTTCTAAATATCTTTTTCTTCCTGGTTCTCCTGGTTTAGGATCTAATCGGCCAGCTTTGTAATCTGTAAACATTTGAGCTTCATAAGCTTTTTGATCTTTTAAAATTTGATTTGCACTTTCAAGAGTACCATCAAAATCATAATATTCTTCTGTTGGATCTAAACCAAATTCATCTGCAAAATCTCTAATCTCATCATCAGTCATTTGTTTCTTTTTTCCTTTGGCTAATCTTGCAAGTGCAGCAATACCATCCTTAACAAACTTACCACTTTTAAAACCTACTCTGCCACCTGCAGCATATTTTTTCTTAACAAATTTTTCAAGATTACTAATACCACCAGCTATTCCTTCTTGTTCTTCTTTACCATAAGGTCCATAAATTTCTTCAGCTTCATACAATTCTTCTACTGTTCTACCCTTTGTAGTGTCATCTGTTGTTTTTCCTATTTGACCCATTGCTCTGGTACCTTCATCTGTATCAAAATAAACAGAAGTTGTTCCATCACCCATATTGACATCAACCATAACGTCTGATCTTTCTGGATGAGTATAAGTTTTAATTTTATCTTCTTCTCTAATTAAAGTTCCTTCGTCCATAACTTTTCTAATTACAGAGTTAAAAAAGTCTACACCTTTACTTGCAACTTGTTCAATACCTTCACGCGCACCTTCGGTTTTAAATACATTGACGTATTTACCAATAGCGGGTGCACTTGCTAAAGCCATTAATCCTTTTATAAAACTTCGTCTATTCATCTTTGTTAAATAAGTTGTATATCATACCTTCTTGGTTTTGATAATTTTTATAAGCATCATAGCCAGCTAATCCAGCTCCTAATGCAATTCCTGGTAATCCTAAAAATCTAGATGCTCCTGCAATCATTCTAGGACTCATACCCATTCTTAAAATTTGTCCTGTAAGTCCTGGTCTTGCTTGACCTACGTTGCTTAAGTTAAAATAATTCTTTGCACCTTCTAACATTGTTCGTTTAGGTGCATTTTTTACAACACCAGAAAGTTTTGACAAAGGTTCCATTAAAGTTAAACCTAATGCTGGTCCAACTGGATCTGTTAAAATGTCTGTCATAGTTTCTCCCTCATCTAATCTTTTACCTGCAACAGCTCCTTCAAATAAACCTGTAACTAATGGCGTTCCAAAAGTTGTAAGCACAGGTCTTAGTGCACCACTAATACCAAGCGCGGATCTGACTCTGCCTCTTCCTTTTGGTAAAGGTCCTCTTTCACCAACACCTCTAGCGGTTCTATAAGCTCCTGGTATTTCTTCTGCAGCAAATCCTAAAGATGTTCCTGCTGCAACTTTTAATGGGTTATCTTTTACATATTGTAAGATTTGATTTTGATCTGCTTTTTTATCATTGTTTGTAGTTACAATCTCACCTTTTTCTGGATTAAATCTTAGTCCTGATAAAGCTAAACCTACACCAACTGTTCCAACTGCTACTTTTCCAGCTGTACCTGTTTTAGGTAAAATATTTAAAACTCTTTGAGCAACACCTTTTAATTCTTGAATAGATTTATTGTTTGTTTTTATATTATTAATTTTTTCGGCAGATCCTACTGGATCTTTTTTAATTGTTTCTACACAACTATCTATTGAACCTCCTAATGCTTTGGTAAGAATAATTTGACAAGCTCCGGGAATTTGTTTTGCTTTTAAAGCAAATGTTTCAGCAATTTGATTTACAAGTTGTGGATTTTTTTTTACTCCATCAAAGAACATTCTCGATACTTCTCTTTTAGCTGCTCCTACTGCTTGTGTTGGTGATACATCTTTAGCACCTACATAAGCTTTAGTTCCTGGTAATTTTACTCTTACATTTATTTTTTTTAATTGTTTTTCTGCTTCTGTTTTTGAAATATTTCCTTTTTTAAATTCTTCTACAATTACACCAGCAGTATTATTTTTAACTCTAGGTGTTAGTTGTAAAGATTTATCTGGTGCTACTTCTACACCTAATCTATGATGAAGTTCTAATGAATTACTTGACATTGCTTGTTTGGAATATTGATTTACAAACTTAGGATCTTTAGATAAAAAATTATAAAGCTCTGCATTAGTTGGAACTCTGTCATATTTTGCAAAGTAACTTGCAATAGTATCATTAGGTAATGATCTTTTAAAACCGTCTGCTATTTTAGTTAATTCTTTTGTTCTATTAAATTGTGGATGATCATTAATTAATTTGTCCATTGGTCCTAACGGACCTTTGTATCTTGAATGGTGATAAGTAATTCCAGTTTTATTATCTTTTACTCCTGCAAATTTTTTATTTTTAGTAACTTCTTCAAACTGAGGTATATCATTTCCTTTTAGATTTTTCTTTTGTTTCTTTGCAGCTGTTAATAAATAAGCTAACAATTTGTTATCTTGTAATTGTAATACAGCTTTACCTGCTCCCTTATTAACTTTAAGTTTTTTATCTATGTCTTTAAAATATTCTTTAGTTTTAGCTTCTTTAAATTTTGCTCTGTAAGAAGGATCTTTTTTCTTTTTAGCCATATATCCTTTTTGATACTCAGCTTTTTTTTGTAAAAAAGATTTAGGATCTCTATATTTACTTCTTGTTGTAGCAGGAGCATCTAACCATTCTTTAGGTGTAAATTTTTTTCCTGTTTTAGGATTAATGTATTTATTTTTTTGTAAATCTTCTAAAATTTTTAATTTTTCTTGATATGCACTAATATAAGGACGACCTAATCTATCTTTTTTAAATTTTAATTTTTCAATTAATTCTATTCCTTCTACTGCCATTATCTCCTCCTAACGAACATTGAAGCGACGCCACCGTCTCTGTAACCTATCATTCCACCATCCTTTTTAAATCCATAATCAGATGCATATCCACCACCAACACCCATACCAGCTCCTGATGCTGTTGGTCCTGTTGCACCTCTACTATCATCGCTACCACCATAACCAGCTGTGATAGATCTAGCTCTAGCTGCATTTCTTGATGCAGCATCTGCTGCATCTTTAATTTGTTTTTCATATGCACGTTTAGCTTTTCGTTCTCTTTGTAAAGTTGCAATTTGTTGAGGATTAAAATTTGAAATACTTCTATAGTAGTCTCCCCTCTTACCTTTAGCATAAATACCTTTATTTCTTACATAGTCTGCATAGTTTCCTCTTGCACTTCTAATATTAATTCCAAAAGGATCTTTTGCAGGACGATTGCCTCCTGCTTGCTCTAAAATAAATGCTTGGTCTTCTGGTGATAAAGTATCAAATCTATCTATACCGGAAAGTAAATTTCCTACAAAACCAAGTCCAGGCATAATAGCATTACCAATTCCTGAGATAGCCATTTTACCTAAATCAATTCCTTTTCCTGCAAAATCTCTCATAGAACCTAATCCACCTTGAATAGCATTCCCAGCACGTTGAAAAATATTTTGTGATGGTTGTATATCAGGATTTATTCTCATCCCTAAATCTGCTTCTAAATCTCTACCTTGAACGTTAGTTCTTGAGATTGCGTCGCCTATTTGTGGAGCTCCAAAAATACCTTGGTCAGGTCTACCTACTCTAGGACTAAAATCTTCATATCTGTTGGTTGCAAAATAATCATTAAATATTGCGTCGTCATAAAATTTTTGACTAGCATATGGATCCATTCTTGTAGATCCATCGTCCATCTTTGTGTAAACATTTTCACCCATTTTTCCATAAGCTCCAGGTGCTAATTGATCTGCATAACGTTCATCAAGATTTATTGAAGAACTTGTTATTGGTGAAGAACCATATGTCATACCTTCAGCCTCAGCTAACGCACGAAAATCTTCTGGACTCATATTAGCTTCACTTGCATTTGCAGGTGTTGAACCTAAAGTAAAAAAAGCTGCTTGAGCGGGTAGACTAGCTAAAGTGGTTAACGCTTTAGGAGCAAAGTTCATTATTCCTGATGCTGCTTTTGATACAGGACTTTGCAAAACTTTTTCATATAACTGTCTTTGCCCTGGTGTACCTCCAGCTAAATTACTTGCTTTATCACCTAAATTATAAGCTCCCGCTGAATATTTAAGGGGAGCCATCATTTTTTGAAAAGCTGTATTTCTTGGTATTGCTCCTTTTCCCGTGTAATTCGGATCATATCCTCTAAGGTTTTTTCCATAACCAAAACCACCTTCATCAACAATATTTTTTCCTATTTGACCGTAAGACATATTCTTAACAGCTTGTTGAGTTGCTAGTTTTTCTCCTGGTGCAGCTCCAGTATATAAAAATTTATTAATTATATTCTCAACCATTATACTAATCCACCGCCCGCGAATCTCGGTTCTGCTTTAGCTGACAATTCTAAAATTTTACTTATGTAGTTTTCCCAAAAAGACATATCGTATTTAATATTACTCATTTCTAATTCTTGTTTAATAGCTTCTATATAAGCTTCAGGTTGATATGGATTTTTTTTAGCTACATCATTTGTGTACGTTAAAATGTTTGTTAATTTTTGTTCATCAACACCTAATGCTTCTAGATCATCAAAAATTGCATTTCTAACTTCTCTACCTTTCCTCTCCATTAATTCACCATACGAATCATAACCTTGATATTCTTCTTGAAAATATCTTGGTCCTCTTGTAGCAATGTCTTCATCTAGATCTGATAAAAACTCTTGTTTAATTTTTGTATCCGCTCCCATATCCGCAGCTCGCGCTAAAGTGGTCGCGGCTCGTTTGCCTTCTGCCACGTCTTTCATTTTTGCAACGTCCATTACATCTTCATTCTTTATTCCCGCTGCGCGCATCGCTTTCATAAAGCCAGCTAGATCGTCTCGTTTAATTTCTTCTGACATTCCACCTTTAGGGTATAGCGAACCGAGGCCTTCTTTAGATTGTTTTTTACCAAATGCTTTTTTAAATTCTGCATCCAATATTTCATCAAATTCAGGCATACCTGTCTTAGCTTTTTCTTTAAGATCTTCAGCTTTGTTTAAATCTAATAATTCATCAAAAGACTCATTACCTCTTAATGGACTTACTGTGCCTACAGTTGGTTTATCTACACTGTTTAAAAGTTTTTTAGCATCGGCATCTTCTAAATATTTAAAAGTACCTTTACGGCCAATGATTGCTTTAATCATTTCTTTTTGTTCTGAAGGAGATGCATTTTGTAAATCTACTAAAGCATCATTAACAAATTTTGCATAAGTTCTGTCCGCACCTTGCAAAAACTGTTCCATCATCGCATCTTTCTCTGCAGAAGAAAGATCATCACTAGGGCTTTTATATTTAGACATTATTCCTTCACCATCTGGTGATGTACGAAGATTTTCTGTTCTAATTACACTTAAGTCTTCTACATTGCTTGGAGCAAACTCATTAAATTCATTTAAAATAATAGTTCGTTCATCTGCTGTAGGTTGTTTGCCTGTGGAGTTAAAATAATCTGTAACCACATCTTGAACTTTTGCAGATCCTGATTTAATTTCGTCTCTAAATTTAACTAGTGTTTGTAATAGTAATCTGTTTGCCATTAGTAATACGTTCTCTCAGTTCGCGGCAATGCATTATCTTTTTCGTCTTCAGGGTGAGTTATAAATCCTCCCTGTCTAAAGCGCATTATCGCTTGTGTTGTACTGTCCACCAAATCGTCATTATCCCCATAAGGAAATGATGCACATTCTTCAATAACCTCTTCTGCGAATTTTTCATCCGGCGCCCAAATCATTCCCGATTCAAAGATCGGTGATACAGCGTTGACTCTAGCGTGTTTATCTTGGCCTTTGCTAGGAGTGTAATTTATAACAGGAATACCCATTTTACGCAATTCAAAAGTTAAAGGCATACCAGATGCTTTAGACTCGATAATAACTGTTTCAGGGTTCCAATATTTATATTGTTCAAGTGCTTCCTTACGAAGTTCTGGAAACTCTAGTCTATCTTTAAAAGCATCTAATAGTATTAAATTAGCTGGTGAATCATCATCTGGGTAAAACACACCCCACGTTGTGATTGCAGAATAGTCGGCTGTCTCTTTTTTAAGAAAGGCTGTATCATAACTTTGAATAATATGTTGCAAAGGAGGGATATAAGGTTTTTCCCAAACCTTCCACCATTCTCTTTTGATCAGCGATCCTTCTTCAGCTGTTGGATTTTGCATCCACTGTGCATTCCATTTACCGATAGAGATGGAGGCTTTAACACCTTCTAGTTCGTCCTTCTTCCAATACTCAGGCCATACTGATTTACCTGATGGAAGTATTGCTGGGAACTCAATAACTTCCCATTGATCTGATTTTAATTCTTTTTGATTCTTTAACAACATACCTGTTAGATCTTTCATATTCCATCGTGTCATTACAACTACGATTGCTCCACCTGGTTGTAAACGTTGTCTAGGTCCTGATGTATACCAATCATAAGCACGTTCCAACGCTCCTACGTTTAATGCATCTTGCTCAGAGTGAGGATCATCAATAATAAGTAAGTCCGCTCCACGACCCGTTATCGCCGATCCAACACCGGCTGCGTAGTATTCACCGCCTTGTTCTGTTTCCCACTTACCGGCTGCCTGACTATCTTCTCTAAGTCTTGTTTTAAAAACTTCTTTGTACTCTTGAGAATCCATTAACGTTTTTGCTTTACGACCGAATCGTATAGCGAGCTCCGTGGTGTGAGTTGATTGTATAATTTTTAAATTAGGTTTACGACCTACCATCCAAGAAGGTAGTAAGAAAGATGCGAACTCAGACTTCGTGTGTCTGGGTGGCATATTAATAATAAGTCTTTTAATTTTACCTTTTGCAATTTGATTAAATTTTTCTGCAATTTTTTTGTGATGCTTACCTTCTATAAATTCAGGCCATACGTGTCTAACAAAATCTAAGAACGAATCGTGAACTTTCTCTTGCTTTGTTTTTTCTTCTAGCTTCATAGCTAGTTTTAGAAATTCTTTCTGCGCGTCAGGCGGCAGCTTGTCAATGACTTCTTGTTTCATAAAATTTTTTGCAGAATTTTTTTGGTTCTGTTTCTCTCTCATTTGAATTTTATATCATATCTATGTCTAAATCAAACCGTAAAGGTCAAACCATTGGGACCCCTTTTTGTAAACGGGTGGGTGGGCCCGTAGTTAACAAGCATATTTAGGGTTGTATTGAGACCCCTACACTATATGTAGGGGTCTACAACTTATTAGCTATGCCATTCGGATGGTATTTTATGTGGTATGTATATTGCGTCGCCTACTATTATGTCTGCGTCGCCGTATTTATCTGCGTACATTTTAGACGCAACTTCATTAACAGGTTTATCTTTTAACTTGCCCTCCTCATCAATGATTAATATGCCGTCGTTAACTTGCACGACTTCAACCCAACCACCTACGAACTTCTGCGCGTCTGATAGTGACGGGTCGTCGTTCTTTGATTGTATCTCTTTTACAGTTGTCATAGTTTTTCTCCTGTCCAATCATCATAAGCCTCGGGGTTTTCTTCTTTGTCCGTTGCTTTCATCTCTTGCCAATTTGCATTGCATTCAGCGACCCACTCGTTATGGATATCGTCGCCACAATCAATGCACCACTTTGCATTGTCGTCACTTGTATAGCTTGACCATTGGTCGTTCGCTACTTCGTCGCCACAGCTGTCACATTTAGTTTTATTTATCATATGTATATATCCTTTCTATATAGGAATTTATGTTAATTATTCTGTTGTGTCAACCCCCTTTTCTTTTATGTCTGTTGTTGTCCACGTGTGTTGTGTTCCGTCAGGATAAGTATAATTGCCTGTGTGTTCAACTTTCTTAGGATCTTCGATCGGTGTTTCAAGTGCCTCGTTCCTCGGTGCAAGTAACCTAATGCGTTCTATATTAGCATTTGCAAAATCATTATAACAACCATTGCTACAAAAATATTTATAGAACGAGTTTTTATTCCACTCGTTTTGTTTTACTTTTCTAGTTCTTAAAACTTTAGAACCTTTAGAACCTCGCACACGATCTGTCGTGTGCGATTTGTGGCAATTAGTTCCGTGACACCAATAATGTGTACTCATTGATTGCCCCCAACTGCTATCAATGTGTACTTACCTTTGGCAGTTCTATAACCCTCGTTTGCTATATCATAATAAGTTAATAGCTTGTCGCCACTTTTACTAACCCACTCACGTGAGAGATTAGTCCATTTACCTTTTCTAAAAATTATGCTTTTGTGTTTCTTTGCATAATAGGAAATCGTAAATTTATCATTTATCTCTAGTTTCATATATATCCTTTCTATTTGTTATATGTGGGATAGTATAATATCCCACATATTAGTCAAGCCTTAATTCAAGGCTTGTTTTTGATATTCCATTCTAGCTTTTATCTTATCCTCTCTTGTTTGATTTTTATTCTTCATACCTTTAATCATACTTGCTAGATTACTAGGATTATAGATTGTTAAACCAGTAGAGTTAGTTCTCACTAATTCTGCCTCATCAACTTGTATTCCTAATTCTGTTGCAAGTTCTATGCCCTCAGATAAATAACGATATGCTTTCAAGCCTATCTTTAATTGGTCGCATTGTTTCATTATAGAGTTTATCCACGTTTGATGAGTGCTAACAACTTTTGCTTTTGCCATTCGCCATTGTTCAAATTGTTGATACTCGTCTTTACTACAAGCTATGGCACGACTTCTACAATGAGAAGTTCCAATCACATCACAATAAAATGGTGCGTTGAAATTTTTAGTTA